GGTGAAAACATGGACACTGTTGTCTATGGTTCAGCAATCTTTGGACCCAAAGTTGGCAATGGTTTCTACACTAATCTACGTGGTGATTTTACTCCAGTCACTATGGATATGTGGTTCATGCGAACTGTTGGTCGCCTAAAAGGTGACCTCATGGAATTCAATGAGGCTAAATTTCAAAAGCAGCTTGATAGACTGAAGACTGCCCTGGGCAGAAAGCGTATCAGCCGTGAAAAGCTAATTGAAGAAGCTATGCGGTTAAAAAAAGTCCATGAGAAAGACTACACAGACAATAAGAAGCTGTACCAAGCAAAAATCAAAAAGAAATCTGAAGCTACTCTTGCAGCTGAAACTATTGTTAAATCTCTGACAGCAACTACTGACGCACCAAAGAGCGGTGGAGAAAGAAATATCCTCCGTGACCTGGTTCAAGAGGCCGTCTCTAAGTTTAACGACAAAACGGGTCTTAACATCGAGCCTGCGGCATTCCAGGCATTAATCTGGTATCCTGAGCAGGACCTTTACAAAAGTTTAGGTGTGAAGCTAGATCACGTCAGGCAGGATTACGCTAACAGTGCAAAACAGTTACTAAAGAAGGAAGGTTACAATGAAAACGACCTCAACAGTGCAATCGACAGGGTTCGGAGCCGCAGAGAACAAGGAGCAGGACAAGTTCGACAAGGCCCAGGCCAAGTTGACCAGCAAGCAGTTGGACCAGCAGACGGACGCTCTGGTATCCCTGTACAACAAGATCAAGGCCCAATCCTCACCCAAGACGAAAGAGACATAGATTACACAGATGTAACTAAGTTTCTCCCTCCCACAGTATCCAAAGTAAAAGACCAGCTACCCGAAGCCCAGGTTGTTGTCGATGGCATTATTAACATCGGTAAAAAAGGCACCAGGTTCGAGGATGGCATAGGTACTGAAGAAGACTTACTGGCACTCGCAGACCATGTCAACATAGCCGTAAAAATCTATGATGATGCAGAGCAATACTACAAAGAGAGTTTCGATAAAGAGAAAGTCTCATCTGGTCGTCATAGAGGCTACTCCCATAGCAGCCAAGTCTGGGTTAAAGGAAAGGAGCTTCGTGGGGAACTCCCGGCATTTATAACGCTGACACACGAAATCAGTCACAGCCTCGAAAACAGGGCAGAAGACCCTTCAGCAACCGAGCAGCTATACGCTCGTCCACACTCGCACCCAGGTGCAACCAAAGGCACAGAAGTTACGTTTTTTAAAGGAAGCCTGAGAGACAAAATAGCTTCTGCCGTCAATTCTGCTGCCTGGTACCAGGGTATCGACCATGAGCCCGACAAGAAGTATTACCGCGATGAGTTAATACATTCAAATCGTGTGTCTCTTACATACGAAGACGCAGTGAAGATAAAGAACGAAATCGAAAAGATACAAAGGATGCAAGTAGGCATCCCAGGTCGACCTGATCTAGGCACTGAAAATATCCGCGCTACTCCCGACTCAGTGACAGAAACTTTGCTGCGAAACGAAATACAAAGAATGGGGCAGCCTCAGCGAGAGATAGATGCGCGTGAGATTCGTATCGGCAGGAAGGTTTACAAGAAGGATGTCGAAAGGGTCATGCGTCCATACCGGAAGTACATTCGAGAAGACGCTGAGTTCGCTGTGGACCCAGTAATTCTTTATTTAATGGACCCTAAGACAATGAAAAAGGTAGCCCCGACTACCGCTAAATTCATCCGTGACCATTTCGACAAAGCTAGACTTCCCGTTAAGTTCCATGCCCATCCTATGGCTGTAATCCTGTCCATTCTAATGGCAGGTGCGCTTATGAAAGGCGAAGAGGAAGAAGAAGAGAAAATGGCACCTGGTGCGCTTAGTCCACAACCTGCACTTCTGAGTGCGTAGGAGACCCCGTGAAAGAGAGAGCAACTGATGTGGTGGCCATGCTGCCACAAATAGAAATGGTTAAGAACAGCAAGTTACTTTCTGCTGAGGACAAGGCCGTCTGTCTACGAGAGTTGGCGACAAGCCTGCCACCGGAAATGCTATGCAGTGGTTTCCCTGGTGTCAGGAGAATTGTCGAACAAGTTATTGATAGAGAGGTAGCAAATGTCCAGCCCAAGAAAGCAGAGAAAAAAGTCCCCGCCAAAGCCCCTGAAAAGGCCCCAAAACGCCCCAAAAAATAATTACTTTGCAAACCTCATGTCGACACCAGAGGGAAGGGCACTTAGAAAGCAGTGGTCCACCAAGCCTCGCAAGAATGCTGGTAGACCGAAGGGTGTCCCTGACGGGCACACTGCGGAGACAATAAAACCTATTCGTGAACAAGCTAAAAAAGACGCTAAAAAGGTAGTGGAAATTATGTCAGAGAAATTCAACATTGAAGACGAGTACCAAAAGGAAGCCTTGAAAACCGCAGTAGAAGTTATGCGTGTAGACGGTCAATCCAGAGAAAGACTCGCAGCAGCACGTCTGGTATTAGATTTTACCAAGAGCAAGCCTGCGTCAAAGTCTGATGTCTCTATCCATAAAGCAGAAGACTTTTTAGCATCATTGTTAGTCGAGGATGAGCAAACCGATGAACAAGCAATTGAAGGAAGTGCGGAAGAAGTTACTAAATAGTTTTGAGTTTTACAGTAAATCTGCCCTCAAGATAAGAACAAAAGCAGGCAAGATCACCCCCCTCAAGTTGAACCCAGCCCAGCAACTTCTAAACGCTGCGGTTGAGGACCAGATGGCCACCGAAGGTAAAGTCAGGGTCATCATTCTAAAAGCAAGACAGCAAGGTTTATCTACTTACACAGGCGGCTACCTTTATTACTCGGTAAGCCAACGTCCTGCATGCAAGGGTATGGTCATTACACACCATGCCGACAGTACCAGGGCACTCTTTGATATGACCAAGAGATTCCATGAGCATTGTCCAGATATCCTCAAGCCCCACACGAAATACTCTTCAAGACGGGAGATGAATTTTGATGTTCTTGACTCTAGTTTCGTGGTTGCAACAGCGGGCGGTGAAAGTATTGGCCGTGGTGAAACACTTACTCACGTCCATGCTTCGGAACTCGCCTTCTGGCAAAAAAGCACTGCTCTGGACAATTGGAATGGCCTCACGCAAGCAGTACCAAATACACCAGGCACGGCTATTTTTGTTGAGTCTACCGCCAATGGTGTCAACGGTATTTTCTATGACCTATGGCGTGGTGCGGTTGACGGCACTAATGGTTACGTTCCTGTTTTTATTCCTTGGTTCACTGATCCTGATTACCGTGAACCCACTACTGAGCATTTTGAAAGAACGCCAGAAGAGGAAGAGTTAGCCGAGAAGTTTGACCTGGACGATGAGCAGCTAATGTTCCGTCGCAAAAAGGTTGCCCAGAATGGCCTGGACCTATTCCGACAGGAGTATCCAAGCGAACCTGACGAGGCATTCCTGACAACTGGTCGGCCCGTGTTTAACCCAGACCATCTAGTTAAAAACCTGGAGTCTACCAGGGACCTTGAGTCCCGAATGGCCCTGGAGAATAACGAGTGGAACCCAAACCATCGTGGCGAATTGTTTACCTGGCGACCTCACGTCGAGGGCGAGGAGTATTACATCGGTGCTGACTGTTCCATGGGTGTCAGAGGCGGGGACTACAGTGTGGCCCAGGTGTTGGATTCCAAGAAAAGACAGGTAGCTACATTCAGAGCCCATGTTCACCCTGACTACTTCGCTGAGGTACTGTACAACTTAGGCAACTACTACAACGAAGCCTTGATATGCGTCGAGAATAACTCTCACGGCATTCTTACCTGTACACGCCTGGGCAAAGACATGGCGTACCCAAACTTTTACACAGAGATTCAGCACGACAAGGTGACTGATCGAGAAACTGTAAAACTAGGGTTCTCTACTACCGCAAAAACCAAACCTCTCATCATTGACCAACTCAGGGCCACCATGCGTGACGAAGAGTTGGAGCTAAATGACAAGGTCACTATACGAGAAATGCTGACATACATCGTGACTGAGTCTGGAGCCATGCAAGCTGAAAGTGGCTGCTATGACGATTGCGTGATGAGCCTGGCATTAGCAAATTATGTCCACCAAGGAGCCTGGGAACCCATTGAGGTTTCTGATTCTTATTACATTGAAATGGTATAAATAATGGCAAAACGTAAAGACTACAAGAAACTGTCGGACACTAGCATCGTCACTTTGGTCGATGAGAATGTTGGCCTAGCAGTAGGCTACGCAGATTCAGAGTTGAGTACGGAACGTGCAAATGTTGTCGACTATTACAACGGAACTTTGCCCAAGCCGCTGCACGATGGAAACTCAAAGTACGTGTCTTTAGATTTGTACGATGCAGTGGAGAGCCTTAAAGCGGCACTCCTTGAAACCTTCAGTAGTGGCAATAAGACAGTAAAGTTTAGCCCACAGAACCAGGACGATGTTGCTAAGGCAAAAATCTGCACTGAGTACACTGATTATGTTGTCCACCGTCAGAATGATATGTACAAGGTGATGTCTACGGTTATACATGATGGCCTAATCGCCAGGGCAGGTATTGCCAAAGTATTCTGGGAAGAATCCGCACACTTTGATTACGAAGAGTTTGAAGATGTAACTGAAGGTGAGTTGGATATGCTCCTGGCCCAGGACGATGTCGAGCTAGTAGAAAGCACTACCGATGACCTGGGGTTGATCTCTGGGACCATCAGTATCGAAAGTGACACCTCCCAGGTATCTATTGAGAACATCGCACCGGAAGAGTTCCTGATCGAGACCCAGGCAAAGAGCCTGGACTCTGTTAACTTCTGTGCCCACAGAACAAAGAAAACAATCTCTGAGCTAACCGACGAAGGATACCCCAAGAAACTTATCGACAAGATCGGGGAGCATTCTGATGTCGACATGGAAACCGATCCAGAAATATTGAGCCGTTTCGATAATATAGGCAACCGCAGTTTTAACTCGTCTGGTTACCAGGACCAGGTACGCACCGTCATGGTGTACGAAGCCTACATTATGCTAGATGTTGAGGGGACGGGAGTCGCTGAACTATACAAAGTAATCAAAGCTGGCAATGTTCTTTTATCTAAAGAAAAAGTATCCAGAAAACCCTTCATTGCTTTTGTTCCGCTCCCGATCCCTCACGCTTTTTATGGCAACAACTATGCTGCCAAAGTTATACCCACACAGAACGCCCGTACAGTGCTGACCAGGTCAATCCTGGACCATGCCATGATTACAAATAACCCCCGTTACACAGTAGTTAAAGGCGGTCTCACCAATCCTCGTGAGCTAATCGATAACCGTGTGGGCGGAATCGTGAACACTACCAGGCCAGATGCAATCTCACCGATGCTACAGGCTCCTTTGAACCCGTTCACGTTCCAGACCATTCAGATGCTGGATGAAGACAAAGAGGACACTACTGGTGTCTCCAAGATTTCCCAGGGCCTAAATAAAGATGCCATTTCAAAGCAAAACTCAGCCGCCATGGTTGAGCAGCTGGCGACCATGTCTCAGCAGCGGCAGAAGATTATCGCCAGGAACTTTGCTAACCAATTCGTTAAGCCATTGTTCCAGGAGGTTTATCAGCTGGTCTGTGAGAACGAAAGCCAGGAGCGCATAGTTGAGCTATCAGGCGAGTACGTGGCCTGTGATCCTCGCAAGTGGCGAGAGAAGCGCGATGTCGTTACTGAAATGCACCTGGGCTACGGAGAGCAGGACCGAGAATCTCAAAAGTACCTGGCACTGCACACGCTACTAAGTTCCGACCCTTCATTGTCCAAAATGTACCAGCCCCAGAATCAGTACGAGCTAATCTCTCGGACAATGGACATGACAGGTATCAAGGATGTCAGTGCATTCCTGACGAATCCACAAGAGTTGCCAGAAGAGCAGCCTGATCCCGCACAAGAGTTGCAGATGCAAATGATGCAAAAGCAGCTTGAAGTACAGGAACGTCAGACAGCAGTTGCTGAAATGAAAGCCCAGGTAGACGCTGAAATTAGCAAGATGAAACTTCAGTTGGAGAAAGCCAAGGTTGAAAACCAGCATGCTATCCAGAGCGACAACATGGACCTCAAAGAAGAGCAGCTACGCCACAAGAAAGAGATTGACGCTGCCGAAATGGTCCTGGCACAACGTGCTGAACAGATTACTGCCATTGCGAGCCCGAATGGTTAAACCCCTAGTCTTTTAAGG